AAAAGCCCGCACATGACGTAGTTGCCAAAGATCACTCCCGCCCCGAACGGCCCGCTGATTGTCGAAAACCCTCCGAAACTGGTCGGCGCTGTCGAGACGGATCTGGCAGGCAAACCCAAGGTGGCGCTTCACCGCTGCGGGGCGTCAGCGAACAAGCCGTTCTGCGACGGGGCACATGCGAAGATTGGATTCGACAGCACGCCCGACAACACCCAACTGAGCAACACGCCCTGGCCCGCGACCGTCAGAACCGACCGTCGCGCAGCCGCTCAGCCAGATCGACGCGAGAACGAGGGCGGCGCACCGCCGCCTCCAGCATCCTTCGCTGAACTTCATTGGCTTTCTCCCTGGTGTCGAGCCGTTCCGCCAGGCGACCAGCTCGCTCGCCGGAGCGGCGCAGGGTCAGCAGGAACAGAAGGATCGCGAAGGCTGTGACGCCGTAGCGCAGCGCCACGCGCATCCATGCCGGTCCGACGAGCGTGGCGACAAGCCCACCGATCATCTCTGCCCCCGGCGCCAGTCGTCGAGGCGGGCATAGATCGTGACCGCGATGCCCCCGAGTGCGACGGCGATGAACACCCAGCGCAACGTGTCGAGATAGGGAACCAGCGGCAGGATGGCGGTCTGCGTCTCAACCATAACTTGCTGCGCCACCTCCACGCCCGCCGCACCCAGCGTCGCGACACCCGCCGCGCCGCCACCTTTCATCGTGCGGCTGTCGGCCAGCACCTCGCGCACAGGCGGCGTGTCCTCGGCGAAGGCAGTCGCCCGGACCGGGAACGGCTCGCCCCACTGGCGGGCTGGGCCGAGGTCAACGTGCATGAAACCCGAGCGCGGATAGAAGCCGAACCCAAGAAACCCGACAGCGCGTGCCACCGCCTCGAAGGCCACCGGATCGTGGTTGGTCATAGCGATGTCGAAGGCCGCGCCTTCCATGTGCTTTGAGCGTTTAGCGCCGCCAACAGCGCGGTTGTGCTCTGGGCTGCGATAGGCGGAGCGGACGATCAGCGGCTTGCCCAGCCGGTCGCGCAGGGCCTGCAGCCTGTCGAGTGCGAGCTCGTTGATCAGCAGTTTTCCGGTACCGCGGCAGGCAATTTCGGCTGGCGAGAAGTTGGGCCAGCGCCAGGTGCCCTCGGGCACGTCGTGCCAGTGTTCGTAGAAGGTTGTGGTCATGGTGTCCTCCAGAAACGAAAAACCCGCCTCAGAGGGCGGGTGAGATGAGCGGATAAATGTTTGTGCCGGCCTACGGCGATCCGCCGAAGATCTTGAGCTTCAGTGCAATCCCGGCGAGGAGCGCCAACATCACCCCCGTGGTGATAAGATGAACCGCTGTCTGAACAGCCGTGCGCCGAACGAAGCGGATGCAGTCCAAAAGTGACCGTAGGTCGCGGATGTCGAGGGCGGCATCCTTGCCATCGATTCCAGCATCAGCCAGCGCGCGTTTGGCCCCTGCTTCGGCAGCGCGCGTCAGCATGGCCTGGAATTCAACCTCGGACATGCGCATGTCGCCCTGATCGGCTCGAGGTGGCGTCATGACGAGATAATCCCAACCTCTGTCGGCAGCGCGGCCGTGGTCCAGGGCGTGCTGTCTGCCGGGTTTACATCCCATGTCGAATAAACCGGAGATGGCATATCGGCGGACGGCGTACCGGGAGATGCGTCATAGTCCACGCCGCCAATCCTCAGGAACCCCGCAATGCCTGTTGGCCCGGCCGTTCCGAGCTGGGCGAGCTGTTTCACATGCACGCCCGCGATGGTCGAGGTCCCGGCGGGTCCCGTTGGGCCTGCCAGCGAGAACGACATGCGTTGACCGGCTATGTCGCTCGCCGCGCGGGTGGCGATGTCGCCGTCCTTCACGGCATCGACGCCGCCTGAGAAGGCATCATAGGTCGCGACCAGATCGGGCGTGCGTCGCGCAAACCGCCGCCCAATGGTCGAGACGCCGTCGAGCACCGCGATATGGGCGTAATAGCAGGTGGCGGGGTTATAGAAATCGAAGAGCCCGTGGTTCTTCCAGACACAGCGAACGGGTCGACCCTTGCCGCCGGTGTTCGCTGCTGTTGCGCTGCTCTGAAGGACCCCGTCGGTGTAAAACTCGATGGTGATGTCAGCGCCGACCGCGATTTTCACATCGATCCAATAGACCTGGTTCGTGGCAGCCGTGAAGGACGAGGCTCCATCGACATTGGTGTCACCCATTGCCATGGCGTGATACTTCTCATCGTCGCGCTCGGTTCGGACACGCGCGATCAGCGCATTCGTATCGTCGTAGAACTCCAGAAAGGTGCCGTCTGTACCGATAATGTGGGCGTTGACCGACGGTGCCTTGTATCGAAATCCCAGCCAGACATCACCGGCCGGCAAAGACCACGAGGCCGAAAAAGGGACCGCGCTCGTCTCGCCCGTGTTGATACGAACGCAGTTGATGTCGAGGTCGGCATCAAACCCCGCGGCGTCGGTGCTGATGCGACCTTCGACGCCCGCAAGGTCCGTGACCTGGTGTCCAAGATGGAGAATGTGGCTCATGGAATTACCTCGATATAGAGTGTGGCTTCGGCGGCCGTGAGACGCGACTGGCCGCCCCGTTCGTTGAAGATGTCGATACCTGGGATCGTGAGGCGCGTGTCGCTGCCTAAGCCGATCCAGAGCTGCGCCTCTGCGATCGTCATCTGTACTGCCCCGCCGCGATCGAGGAAGATCGCTGTCTCGGCGACCGTCAGACGCGCGTCGGCCCCGATCTCGGTCCAGGCGGAGACCTCGGCCACCTTGATGCCATCGGGCATGAAGAGCCGAATCGAGCGGGCCTGCCAGGCCTCGTAGCTGATGGTGCCAGTTGTGCGGCGTGCTTGCACACGCACCTCGAAATGCTTTGTGCCAGTGGGCGCTGCGAGGATCGGCACATCCTCCTTGGTCAGCGTCAGGCTGTTAGCAGCGCCCACATCAATCACGGCGGCGGGTGGTTCCAGCGTCGCGTCCGTGTCGGGATCGACCCAGCGGATCTCGACCGCGTAGGTAACACCGGGCTCTGGCCCGATGTCGGCCGCGTCATAGGCATCGAATACGCTGCTGGTCTGGGTGAGCCTGTCACGATGGGACCAGGTCAGCAGGACTGGCCCGAGGTTCAACACGTTCGGGTTTACGACCGACACGCCGTTGCCGCGCAGATCGCCGGGTGGCAGCGGGCGGATGGCGCGGCTGGCCAGTGTCACGGCGTCTTCGGGCGCCTGTGCAAGCGGCAAAGTCCCGAAGCCGGTCTCGGGCAGCATCTTGATCGTCACCGTCTCTCCAGCAGCGAACCCCGCCTCTGACGCATTCGCCAGCTGCTGCCAGCAAACGACTGGCGTGCCTGCGGCATGGGCTTGCGGCACTGTGTCGAGACAGCCGCGACCGACGGTCAGCGCCGTGGCACTCACCCCGTCGATCCGAACCAGCTCGTCGCCGATCGCGGCCAGCGTGCCGATGGCGACGTCCCCAAGCCCAGTCCAGTTCCCGACTGTAAGCACACTCTCGGCCAGATCGTCACTGACGTCCGACACAAGTAGCGCCGTTGGAACAAACTCGACTGCCTCTTCCAGCGTGTAGCCCGCCCCGCTGTCGCTCCAGACCTGCGCCGAGAGCGCATCGGCCGACGGCCGTTCCCCAGCCGCCACGATCGCACCGACGCCCGGATCCTCATCCAGAAGCGCGTCAGCCTGCGCATGCCCCAACTCCTGGACCAGCAACCAGTATGGTGCTTCCGCCACCCAGCGATGTGTCAGCGGCTTGGGCGGCAGGATTAGGCTCCCTGGGTCGCCGCTTTCACCGCCAACGAGCGCGGTCTCGCCAAGCCCAAAAACATCCTCGGCGATCTTGAGGCGCACGCCATTTGCGCGCCCGTCGCCATGGTCGATCTCAACGATGCGGACCACAACACCGTCGAGCCTGCGCCTCGGGTTTGACAGTACGATCACATCGCCCGGATCGAGATTGGCGCCGGCACGGCTGACCGTGATCTCGCCCGACAGGATCGGTGCGGAGAGCGCCCGCAAGTCCCGTTCGGCGACCCGGACCGCAAGGGACTCGAAGCGAATGCCTGGGTAATCGACCGTCGCGCTGACCACCTGACCGAGGTCCTGAACAAGGGCCGTGTCGGTGACGCTGACCGAACCAGTCTGATCGGTGCGGGCGTCGGAAAACTTCGCCGTCACCGAGTTCACGAGATCTGCAGCCTCGCGGCGTCCCAGCTCGCCCCAATCGACGACATTGGTCTCATCGAAGACCGGCAGTGTCTCGGGATCATAGTCGGCCCGGATCAGCCGCAACTCCCAGCGGCCCGAGCGCCGATCGACATAGAGATAGGCGTCGATGTGCTTCAGCACGTCGGCAATGAAGTCCTCGATGGTCGATTCCCGCTGCCAGAGCAGCGAGAGCCCAAAACCCTCGGAGAAGAGTGCATCCGCGGCGACGGCGAAGCTGGGGCCGACGTCAGAAAACGTATGCCCGAGCCCCCAGTCGCCATTGGTCAGACATTCCCGGATGATGTGCGCGGGGTTCATGTCGGGGCCTTGCCCGAAGGCCGCACGCAGCGAGGCCACCAGCGCATCCGGATCGCCCGGCGGCACAACCGGGACGCCATCGACGGGCGTGTTGTCGATTTGGGCGGTGGCGCTGGTGTCCGAGAGCGCGATGTTGAAGGCGAAGACATCGACCTCCGAGATGCCCGAAAGCGTGGCAATCGCCGACTGCAGGGTCGAAGCCGGGCTTGGTTCCCCATCGGTGACAAAGATCAGGATCCGGCGTTTCCCGCCCGAACCATTGAAGAATGTTCCCGCCTGGCTGACGGCCACTCCGAAATCCGTTCCGCCGCTCACGGAGCTTGAGAGCGCGTCAACCCAGTCCTTCAGCTCCCCGTAGGCCGTGGCATCTGCGTCGCGCCGCAGGATCGTACCCGAGACGGAAGAGTTCCAGGTGACGATCTGGATGTCGTTCGGCTCCAGGGCATTCTCGCCGATCTCTTCAACCAGACGCGACACGGCAGCGATTTGCGCCGCCATGCGCGATCCCGACATCGAGCCCGAGGCGTCCATGGCGATGTAGATCGCGGCATCGCCGATCCGGACTTCCGGTATGATCTGCGCCTTTTCGGGATACCATTGCGGGCCGCCATCCTCGGCCTTCAGGATCCGTGTCAGGCGCACCGACCAGGGCTTGAGATAAGGATTGAGGCCGAGAAACACCTGCCGCAGCACGAGGCTGCAGATCCCGCGATAGCCTGGCACATCAGCCCCGGCTCGCGACGCGAGATAGTCGTTTTGCGCCTGGGTCGGCGCGCCCATCAACACGTCGATGTCGCCGACAATGCCGCCTTCACGCTTCTCTCCCCCGAAGAGATTGGGCTTGTTGATCCGGATGCGCCCGCCTGCAGCCCCGCCGTTGAGGCTCGGCAAACTGGCCGCATCCGACACCGCCACCGATTGGGTCGTGAAAGCCGTGGCCGCGGGCTCGACGAGCCACGTGGTTACGCCAGCGCTCGTATCATAGCTCACGGCCTGAACCGTCACGGTCCGGGTCGTGTTGTCCGTCAGAAGCTGCAGGTCATAACTCTGGCCGAGCCGAATACCACCGAGCGTGCCCGGGAACTGAATCTGCGCAACGCTGTCGCCTTCTGCCGCCGCGGTGGCGGACACACCCGTCACCGTGCCGTAGCTCGCCAGCGCGCCGACGCCGGTCCCGGCGGAGCTGCTCTGTCCGGTGCCGATCGACCAAGCCGTGCGGTCATCGACCCGGATTTCACGGATCGCATCGACCGGCCCATGACAGAGCGCGAGATGCGCCCCGAGCGAATATCGGTACCCGACGGTTTGTGATTTTGAACGACCGCCCACGGCTTAGGTCTCGCTCGCGGTGCGCGCGACGCGTTTCTCAGCCTCTGCGATTACGCGGAATGCCAGCGCGTCGCCGGTCGCGGCCAGCACCTCAGCCGGCAGCCCGTCTGCAAGGAAAGCCTGCCAATCGAGCCCATGGCGACGGAACCACGGCCGCGCCCCCTGAAAGCACAGCCGGGAAGCGCGCAGGTCCTGCACGGTGACGATCAGATCATCCCTCATTTCTTGCCGCCCTTCTTGCGGATCGGATCGACCTTGAGATCCCCGGCCCAGACGACATTCGGGCCGCGCAGCAGCATGGTGCCGAAAACCACGGGGATCGGACGGCCTTCCTCGGCCGTCGGCAGGTCGAAATCATCAAGTCCCGCGGCTTTCGGGGCTTCGACCTTGGGCTTTGGCGACAGCGCATAGGAGATCGCCGTCAGCACGAGGCTGGCGACGATCTGGACGACGAAGTTCCAGACCATGGTGGATTCTCAGAAGTTGATTAAACGATGCTGGTGCCGCCGAAGGGATTGCGGCCCGGAATGTCGGGAAAGCCACCAAAGTTCAGAAGATTGCCGAACTTGGCCTTGCAGGTGTCACGCCGCAGATCACAGCCGGGCGCGATCTCGACGAGCGCCAGGGCTTCAGGATCGTCGATGGCCGCCTCCAGATCGGGCATCCGGCCAGAGAGAGTCAGCGCGTCCCCGACATGACCGGAGATGAACCCCAAGACGCCCGCGTGGCGCAGCACACCACCCCGGAACCAGCCGTTTGGCAGCAATGCGGCCTCGGGGACGGTGATCGTCAGGCCCTGATGCGCGCTGGCTGTGCCGCCCACGAAGAAACTCTCGATGTCGAGGCGGCAGCCCCGGGAATAGAGCGCATAGCGACAGAGCCGCTGGTATTTGGCCCGCACGCCTTCCCGGCGCATGGAGGTGAAGAGGGATTCACAGCGTAGAGTGATGCGTCGACCTTCGACCCGGGCCGAGACAACGCGGCCCTTCCAATGCGCAACCACCTCCGTTGGCACCTGTTCGTGGCCGCGAAAGATGGTGAGCGTCGTGAGCGCCCGACCGCGGGGGCCGAGATAACGGCGCGCGAAGGAATCGGCGAGCGGAAAGGAGACGCTGAGATCGACCCGTCGTGGATCGCTGCTCTGGACGACGGACCCGTGGCTGACTGCCGAAGGGTCCCAGATCAGATCTTCAGTCTCATCAGCAATCGCCCCTGCGGGTGAGGTCCAGGCCGTGGCGCCGCTCGTGAACCGCCAAATCTGATCGCCCTCGGCAAACAGATACAGGAAATACGGCCGCCCTTCGGCGGTCGAGGTCTCGGCGAGATCATAGGTCATACTGGGGTCTCGATCAGGCTGGCCGCGAACTCGGACCGATTGCCAAAATGCTCGATCTCGATCCGGTCGGTATCGAGCCGCACCTTCGTGAGCAGATGAATGGGCGTTGTCACGGGAATGCTCTTTCCCGGCGCCGCGATGGTCAGCCGGATCCCAAGTGCGTCATAGACGGCGTCGGTGATCTCGCGGAACACCGGGCCAGAGGCGACCTCGAACATCACATGCCTTCCGATCCAGACACCGGGATCGGCGGTGCCCGCGATGACCAGGGAGGTGGCCGAAGTCGTTAGAGGTGCCTGCAGGACCAGTTCCCGCCCCCAGGTCGGAAGCCAGAAGGCGTGTTGGCGGCCGCGCAAGGCATGCAGCCAGCGGCGGCGCGCCCAGCGGGCCGTGCCTCGGTCAACAAGGGTGATCGTTGACCGCCGCTGGACATGAGTCAGTACCGGTTCGATCACGATGGGACCGAAGCCGTTGTCGATGTACTCGACAGATTGCGCGAGGCTCTCGGCCAATGGCTGGCGGAGCACGGCCGGATCGGTCACCACGTCGAGCCCAAGATGGGTTGGATAGCTGCTTGCCGGTATCGCCAATGAGTCCCGCAGCGTGAAACGCGCCGTAACGGTCCCCAATCCCTGACGCCGCCGGTCGATCTCGATAGGCCGCGTCAAGATCCCGGAGCCAACCGGGGCCACAATCGGATGCACAAGGCTCACGCCCGCAGGCGTGGCCAACTCGAGCCGGTCCGGCAGGACCGCGCTGACCTCCACGAGGACTGCGTCAACGCCGTCGGCGGCAATGACGGCCTGTCCCGGTGCCTCGAAGGTTCCATCGCTGGTATCCACAAACACAGCCAGGTCGGCGGCATCGATCGGTGCCGTCGCCGGACGCGCCAGATGCCAGAGAGGCAGCATCCAATCGTCAAGCGCCCCCGCCCGGGCGAGCTCGGCGGCACGCGCGAGGCCGGTCCCATCGAGTAAATGCGTGTAGGTCAGGATCGCCCGCGGTCCCGTCCGCAGCGCGATACGCTGTTCGGCCGCCTCGGTGATCAGTGTGTCGGTGTTCCATTCCAGCACCTCAGAGACCGGTTGGCGTACAGGGAAAGGCCAGAGGTCAGGCATCAAGGCCTCCCCGATTTCGCCGGATCACGTTGACGATCAGTCGTTCGCCCGCGGGCGTCGCCAGATAGTCGCCGACGATGGACGGATCGAGCACGTTGACGATACGGGTCGCGGACTGAGCGCCCTGACCCTCACCACTCGCCTCAACGCCAAGCCGACCGCCTCGGCCCCGGCGCAAAGGCAGGATCGCCTCCGGGCCTGCTTCACCCATCAGCCCGATGCCGCGGGCAAAGGGAAACACCGTCGGGCGTGAGACCACACCACCGCTAGCAAAGGCTGTGATCTCGCCCGCCTGCCCAAAGGCACCGCCGCGTGCGAAGGTGCCGCCAATCCCGAACAAACCGCCGAGGGCGCTGGTCAGCCAGCCAAAAAGGCCGCCACCTCCGCCGGTACCCGCGCCCGAAAACGCGCGAAACAACGCGTCCTCAATCGGTTTGAAGGCGTTATCAATCAGACGGTTGGCCAGGTTCTGCGCGATCCCCGATATTGCACTCGCAAAGGTCTGCCAGCTCAGTTCACCCGACTTCAGAGCCTCCTTGATCGGCCCGGTGATGTCATCAGCAAGCCCTCGCGCAATTTCTTGCGTGCGCTCAACGGCAGCCCGCGCCGCATCCCAGGATTGACGCGCAACATCGGCAGCACTTTGCAGCGCCCCGCCGGCCCGACCGGCCGCGGCGGCTGTGTCATCAAGCGCGGCTGCCGGGCCACCTGTTTCATCCTCGGCCAAAGCAGCGTCGAAGCGATCCGCAGCCAGCGTCGCCGCGTCGAGGGCGGTCTCTGCCTCGGTTCCGGCCGTGCGCATCGCCGCGCGCAAAGCCTCAAGGGCTTCAAGGGGCTGCAAGACCCCATCTGCGAGCGTTGCGGCGGTCTGCCTCCAGGCCTCGGCTGAAGCGGCAGCATCGGTAGCTGCGCCGGCAAGACCCAGATCCGGTACGGCCAGCGGGTTGTCGGCGAACGCTCCGGCAAATGCATCTTGCGCGGCATTGGCCGCTTGGGTCGCAGCACCCGCAAAGCGGTTCTCAAGCTGCCCCAGATCGAGATCAGCGATGAGGCCGATCCGCCGCTCCACGCCGAGCGCCTCGAGCCCGGCATTCACGCCGTCGATGAAACCGTTGATCCGGGATACGACGCCGTTCAGCATCGCCTCGACGCCCTCGATCAGGCTGTTCGCCGCTTGAAACGCGAGATCGCCAATGGCGGCGGGCAAAAGCCCCCAGACAGCCTTAATCGCCTCGAACGCCCCCTCAAAACTGTTCACGGCGGCATTGGCAAAACCGACAACGCCCTCGAGCGCACCCTGCATTGCGGTGGCCGAAGTTGCTTGAACGTCGGCGAAAGCCGCCATCGCAGATGCTGCAAAGCTGCCAGCCCCCATCTTGATCCGCTCCCAGACCTCGCCCACGAGGTTGCCCAGAAGCGCCATGGCATTGCCGAAGCCACCGGCTCCGGAGACAAGCTGGCCGAATTGGTAGATCAGTTCACCCGCACCGACGATGAGCGCCCCGATCCCAGTTCGGATCAATGCGCCACGCATCACGACAAGCGCGGTTGCAAGCCCGCGTACGGAAATCGCCGCAGCTGCCATTCCGGCCACCCAGCGCCCCGCCAGGAGGGTCGCAAACGTGGTCGCGTATGTGGTTAGACGGCCGATGTTGTCGAAGAGCCCCCGGATCGCAATCCCGAGCGGGCCGGTGCGACTGGCCACGGACGCCATGGCATTTGCTACCGCTTCGAGCGCGGGCGCTGCGGCAACCGCCAACTGGTTCGACAGCCCGCGCCAGACGAGGCCAAGGCGCGAGATTGCATCATTGGTGCGTTCGATCTGGTCGGCATCCTGCTCGGACACGACGACACCGAAGGCGCGGACATCCTCGGTCGCCTGGCGGAGCGTCGCCGTGTCGATCCGGCTCATCGCGATTGAGCCTTCCTCGCCGAAGAGCTGGCCTGCCACGGCCGCGCGCTCGGCAACCGGCACAAACTCTTCGATGGCGGCGTTGATCGCCCCCACCCGCTGATCCAGCGGCAGGGCAATCAGGTCGGTGGCAGACAGTCCCAGCCGCTCCATTGCGTCGGCAGCGGGGCCGGTCCCAGCGGCCGCCTGGCTGAGGCGGCGTGTCAGATCCTTGGTCGCCTGCTCGATGCCGGACATCGAGACACCGGCCAGTTCGCCCGCGCGCTCGAGGGTCTGGATCGAGGCGACCGTCGTGCCAAGCGATTGCGCAAGCTTCGCCTGAGCATCGACTGTTTTAAGCCCCGAGCGCACCATGGCAACGCCAGCAGCCGCAGCAGCGGCCACCGCAGCAGCAGCCGCCACGCGCACCCGCCGCGCGAAAGCCGCAAGACGGGTGTTCGCCGCCTCCATCTCCCGGCTGAGCCGCCCGAAGCCACGCGCCCCGGCTTCGCCGACACCTTCCAGCTCGGCGCGCACCTGCCGCCCCCCAACCGCGGCAAGGCGGACGGAAACGCGCTTTTCAGCCATTGGTGTGATCCATCTGTTCGTTGAGTTTGGTGACCATCACTGCCTCGATGACGGGCAACAGTTCGGCCATGACCAGCGGCGAGATGCCGAGGGCGTCACCCAGTGCCAGTGCCGCCGACATGTCCCAGCCGACAACCGCGCCCGGCAGCACACGCAGCTGTCCGCCAAGACGGCTGACAAGATCCCAGACCTGCCAGCCTTCAAAGGAGGTGGGTCGGTTCAGCCGCGCCGGGCAGTCTTCGCAGACTTGCGCGCAGGCTTGGCAGTATTGCTCGCCCCCGCCGAAGGACCATTCGGCAAGGGCGCTAAGGCGTTTTTTTCCTGTTCCAGCAGCAGGCCCTTGGAGACGTAAGTCAGCTGAAACGCCTCGAAGATTGGCCAGACGTCCATGAGCGCATCGATAACCTCGGGGCTCGGATCGATTGGATTGCCTTCGGCGTCACCGATGCCATCCCAGGCGAGTATCACCCGGCGAGCCAGTGCCTTTGCGAATGCAACCGCACGTTCCTCATCGGATGCGGCCTCGGGGATCTCTTCCACAGCGGTGTCGCTCCGCGTTGCCACCATCAGGGCCGTGGTCAGCGGGCGAAGCTGCACGCGGACGCCCGTCGCGAGGTCATGCCAGCGCGGTTCATTCGTCAGGTCGAGCGTAAGCATCGTCAGTAAACCTCGATGTCGTTGATCAGGGTTGCGGTGCACATCCGGCCGACAACGCCGTCCCGCGCCGCCTGCCAGTCGAAGGTCGCCTGGACGCCCTGCGGCCCGGAGATCTCGATCCGGGGGCGTGGCAGGTAAACCGCGTGCACAGTAAAGGTGAAGCTCTCGCCGGACGGCAGGACGTAGGCGAACTCGAGCTCGCACGGATCGCCATTGATCGCCTGCGTTACCAGCGTCTGATCAGCGAAGCGCACCTCGATGGAACCGGTCAGCGCGGCGATGGAAGGGTCCGCGCCGTCTATCCGACCATCCGAGCGGATTGTTTCGATGCGGTCGAGGTTGTTGGCATAGGTGATGTCGGCCGAGACCACGTTGCCAAGCGCCGTCCCATTTCGGGTGATCGCCCCGTTGAAATGACCGAAGCGCTGCAATTCGAGAGCGGCTGGCGTTCCAGCACTCGTCGTCGTGCCCACGGTCTCGCCCTGCGCCACGAGTCGGGCCGTTGCGGTCAGCAGGCCGGATCGCTGCATCTGCCAGTTGATTTGGTCGAGCACGCAGCCGGAATACATCGCATAGCGCGGCACCTCGGGCATGCCAGTCTCGATGGACATGCTCGGAAGCGTCCACGCGCCCGACTGGAACTCGTGCGTCCAGGGGCCGGTGCCAGTCGTAATTGGATCGCCGAAGGCCGCCTTGAGCCAGAACCCGAAGGCCTCGGCGTCGAGCGGCACCACGACATCTCCATCGGCCGTCACCGCATCCTTGATCGGCGCCAGCGGATCGCGGCCATAGCCAAGGAGTTCCGAGTTCAGCAACGGCTGTTCTGCCCCCAGCGAGGTGCTCGCAAAGGGCATCTTAGTGAAGCCGCCCACGGGGGGCGTGCCATAGACGGTCTCGAACGCAAGCGACATCTGCGCCCGCGCCCCTTGGGCTCGTGCCATCGTGTTCTCCTCAGATTGTCGGGATCAGCTGAGTGGGTCAGCGGTTGAATAGTGCAGGACCACCGGGACAACGGCCGCCTTCAGGCTCGCCGCGCCTTCGACCGGAAGATCGACCGGCCTCGGCGCTTCCGTCTCAAGCCAGTTGCATAGGCCGCCCAGCGTGCGGTCGGTGGCGAGTGCCGCGCCGATGCTGGCGCAGAGCGTATCGAAGGAGGCGTCACGGTCGGCGCCCTGAACGACGGCCTCGATCTCGGCTCGATGTTGGTAATGGTAGGCAAGCGGCGACAGAGTCACCTCCGGCTCGCCTGGCTCGCCGTCGCGCAAGATCAGTAGCCCGTCGGCCGGGACGCGCTCGGGCAGCACCTCGCTGCGGAGCACGGTGGCGGGCAGCGCCGAGAGCCGCGCATGCAGCGCGGTTAGGATGGTTTCGCGTGGGGTGGGCATTTTGGCCTCAACTCAGAGCAAAAGAGAGCCTTTGATCGGATAGTCAGCTATGATCGGTCGCCAATCCACATGACGACATCTTGAGGACGATAATCTGCAAACCTCTGGAGGCCTTCATCTCTGTAGTCGACCGCTCGAAGGCCATCGTAGATGAACGCTGGGACAGCTCGGCCCCATCGCGTGGGGAAAGCCACGTTTGGCAGAGATCCGATCGCACCGAAGTCGAATGGGCCAGCGCGATCTGGCAGCGGGCGATCCGCGAGTCCCTCGTAGAAATAGGACAAGTGGCGGATCACAATAACTCCGTCAACATTCGGAAACTCTATTGCTTCATCTTCTCCATCCCGAAAATAGGAGCCCTCCATCAATAGGCCCGTCCTTTCGTTCACGAGGGATGTGATTGGTTCGTATATGAAGTCGTCCCACACGATAACTAGAATATTGGCACCATCTTCTGGTTCGAAGTCAGCGAACTTTTCATCGGCGCTGACCAGAAAGTCTTTCACCGGATTGTCGCGTGGAAGTGTGATCGGTTCGCCGCGAGCAAGTGTCTGAATCCCCTCGAGCGGCAACACCCTTCCCGGAACTTGCCATTCACGCGCTTGCCGCATCTCCATGTGACTGAGAAGTGACGGTGCCTTTACCTCAAACAAGAATTGCTGACCGTCGCAGAGCACCAACAACTCTGGGCGTTTCCCGCTGCGCCCAGCGGGCTCATATGAAAACTCAACCTCCCCCGGCCAACTCAGTTTGAAAACCTGATTGATCACCAGCATCTCAGCAAAGATTTGCAGCATCGACTCGTAATCTGGCTTGTGTTTCTCCCTGTTTTTCAAGCTGGCGATGCTATCGACAAGCTGTTTCCCCAAGCCGGGCAGCGCACGCTCCAATGAAGCGCAAATGGTTGCGATCTCGAGCGCCGTCGGGTGAGGAGGCAGCATCGAATAATGAAACCGGAGCCAATGCCATTCTGCGTCATTGATGCAGTCATAGGCATACAGAAACAGCATGCCCACTTCCTGAGAGCGCGCATCAGAGCCTGTCTTCGTGAGCACGAGCCGCCGGTCAGTTCTGTATTTTTCCAGTTCAGGATGCATTCCTGATTCTCGTCCTCTGCTCACCGCCTCCCAAGAAGAGGGTATCTTGACTTATCGTGTTGATCGACAAGCAATTTTAGCAGAGCTCAAAAAATTCGCCCCTCCACCCAGTTCGATACGATCAGCCCCGGCACGTCGTCGAGTGCCCGGTCTGCATCCCGGTCTAGGTCTAGCCGCTT